CGCCGCACCCCGTAGACGTCGATTGAACCTTGGTCGAATGCCTCGGCGACCGCTGTGTTGTAGTTATTCTGTCGATCGAGACACTCGACCTCGATCATGTTGTTGGCATCGGCCGGGGTCGACCGCATAATATGCAGCGGATCGTCAGAAAAGCCGCCGGTTATCGGCGTCGCGCCGGAACGCAACGCTGGACCGCCAGGCGTGACACCGAGATTGATCCCGACACTCGATTCCTGAACGATGTAGTCGTCCTCGCCGAGGCTGTAGACTGGCATCGTGTTCGGCGTGAAAGTGTTGGTCGTCGTCGCGCCGATCCCGCTGGCAGAGATCCCGCCGCCGCCCGATTGGCCGATCGTCGTGTTGCCTGTCGGATTTGACTGGATGACCATAACACCGGCGAGACCGACGCCGGACGCGAGGATGCCAAACCCGACGAGGTTGGGGTCGGCGTTAACTGCTTGGGCGAGCCCGCCCATCGCCCCCGGCATCTGTAGATTCGCCAAGGTCGTGTAGGTGACCGTATAGGGCACGCCGCCCTGTAATGCCGGGTCCGTAAAGGACAGGCTGATCGTGTCGCCGCCGCCCTGCCTCGGCGCCCCGGTAAAGCTCGCCACGGTGAAGGCGTTGGTGACCGACTGATCGCCGTAGGGGATGACGTTCAATAGTGCGCCGGACCACACGATCGCGCTGTTGGTCACCTTCGTGATGTCGGCAAGTGACTGTTGCGCCTCCTGCTGCTGGTCGAGCAGCGGTGACAGAAACAAGCCGAGAGCTGCGCAATAGCTCGCATAGGACGAAGCGGCGCCGGACGTCATCGCCGGGTCAAGATGGGCCGACGGGAAATTCGCCCCATAGCGTGCATTCGTCAAAAAATCGCTGACGATCTGAGCCGGGTTGGCGTCATAGCCGTTGGGCGAGGAACCCGACACGCCGGCAACGACGCCAATCACCTCGAAATTGAAATTTGGCAGAGTCGCAGTATTTCCGAGCTGATAATTGGCGAAGACGATGTTTGCCGTGCCAGAATAGCCGATCGCCTTCGCGGTATGGGCACTTGCCCAATAGGGGTCGATCGTCTGCCCGTCGGCACCGAGATTAATGCTCGAAATGCTCTGGAGCCCGGCGACGGTCCCGATGTTCTTGTCCCACCAAGCCATGCCGAACCCGGTGATCGGCCCCTGGCATATCCCCATAATAAATGACGCGGAATACATGTATTGCTGGCCGCCGCCTTTGCCGCCCCCGCCGCCTTTGCCTTTCCCTCCGGCTTGCTTGCTCGGCGTCGCGGTAAAATCGTCATAATCGAGCAGGTTAGGGCTGACTTTGGTCGTGCCGTAGATCAACGGGATCACGCTGCCGGCCTGAGAGGTCTGGAACTGCAGCGAGCCGACAGCGCGCTGCTGCTTGGCGTTGGAGCCGCCGCCGAGAATTCCGCCCATCAGACAAACGGGTCAAAAAAGCGCACCGGGCGCCCAGCTAGAAGGGGCTGCTTCGCGTTGGCATAGAGCACGCCGGCACTGTGCCAGGCGTGGATCAGGCAAGGCCACTCAATGACGATCGCGCCATGCGCGAAGCAACGGCCGAATTTGAACAGTGCTGCGTCACCCGGCTCCGGCGGCCCTGGAATTTGGCGCGCATACCGCATCATCCCATAGAGATAGCGCTCGGCGTCGCGATGGAGATGCCAATCAGGTGGATAGAAGGGGACTTCAATGTGGGGGACGATGCCGACCGCCTCATAGACCTCGGCGAGCATCATCAGGCAATCAGTGCCAGCGCCCTTGACCCGGCCCATGTGGTGATAGGGCGTGCCCAACCACGTCTCGGCCTCGCCGGTAACCGCCACACGCTTGCACGCTTTGGCGCCCGCCTCGGTATCGTGCAGGTGCTCAAACGGGCATTCGTAACCGTCGTCCATCAAACTGCTGTCTCCGGGAGTGGAATAAACGAAGCCGCCAAACCGTCCGGTTTTCTGGCCGAGCTGCTGGTTATTGAAGACGTTGATGCACGTCGCCATCATGCGATCACATCCCGACAGGATCTGGAATTGATCGCCAGGCTGGATCGGCGATAGGAACGCGAGTTTGACCGAAATGGTCTGGCCGCTCGTGAATCCGTCAATCGTCCGGCTCGAGCCAGCGTTCCCGCCCGTCAGGCCGGCGATGGTGCCGAGCCTAAAGGGCCAGGTCGAGGTCGGTGTGCCCTGGATTACCAGCCCGGTTGATCCGGCGCCGGCACCGAACGTGATGGCGCGAGGCAGCAACGTAACGCCATCCTCTTGCGTATCGCTGCCGATCGCATTGGTGCCCGCCACGCGGTTGTATCCCGGCGACGCGCGTCGTGCCATAGACGAGCGTTATGCAGCCGCCGCGCTGCGCAGATGAGAATTGCAGCGAGCCCGCAGCCGTCGGCTGCTTCGCGCTGCTGCCAAAACCGAAAATGCCGCCCACGGTTTTTTATTTTTCCTCGGTAAGCGTATCGACCCTGCGATCGATCTGCAGGAATTCGAACATACTGAGAGCATCGGCAACGGACGGACAGTGGCCGTGGGGCGGTTTGGCAATCGGAGACGCGACCGGATAATAGACCTTTACCTCATATGGCTCAGGAATCTTCTCAGTGATGACGGTCGGAACCTCCTTGGTAACGGTCACGATCTCTGGCGGTTTGCTCTTGCCGATCTCGTACCCAGCAGCCGCGCTCGCGGCAATGAGGGCCGACAATGATATAGACGCCACAAGAAGCGCAGCGCTTCGCTGCGTCTGTGCCGCGGTTTTTTTGGCGGTCATTTTGGTTCCACAAGATGTTAACGAATGGATCGAAAAAACGCGGTTTGCGGCTGGCTAGCTTTGGCTGCATGGCGTCTCCATAGATCACCCCAACGGCAACCCGCGCGTGGATGATCCGCGGCCATTCGACCACGATCGCCCCATGGGCGTAGCAGCGGCCGAAGCGAAAAACCGCGACGTCGCCCGGCTGTGGCGGCCCGAGATTTCGATCGCGTGCCGCATGACGCCATCGAGGTACCGTTCCGCGTCGCGGTGAAGGTTCCAATCCGCTGGATAGAATGGGATCTCCAGATGCAGGATGACGCCGCAGGCGTCACAGACCTCGGCGAGCATCACATTAGGCAATCCGTGCCAGCACCCTTGACCCGGCCCATGTGGTGATACGGCGTGCCCAGCCACACTCGGGCCTCCTCGGTGACGGCAAGTCGCCGCGGATCCATTTCAGGGCGGGTCATACCGCGGTCTCTGGGGTCGGGATGTACGGAAAACCGCCGAAATGGACGGCGTTATTGAAGACGTTGGTACAGGTCGCGAGCGTGCGATCGCAACCCGGCAACAACTGGAATTGATCGCCGGCGGCGACAGGCGACAGAAAGGCCAGCTTGACTGTTACGGCGCCACCGCTGACAAAGGACGATATCGTGCGACTGTAGCCGGCATTGCCGCCGGTGACGGCGATGATCGTCCCTTGCGCGTAGGGCGTCCTCGTCGTTGGCGCCCCCTGGATGACGGTCGTTGTCGATCCATTGGCGGCCGAGAATGTTGCAGCGAGACTCGACCGATTGAATAGGCACAGCGCGTCGCCGAAGACATGCGTGCAGCTCGATTGCCACAATCGCCGCGGCATCTGGATATTCAAAAGCTCGAGGTGCGACCGACATTTCATGTCAATCCCGGTGCGGCTGCTATCTATGTCGGAGATCCGTCCAGAGAACAGGATCACCGTGCCGGCGCTGGTGTCGCCATAACCTCCGCCGGCAGCGCCCATAAAGGCGCGTTCCAGCTGCAACAAGGCGCCGTCGAATTGTCCTTGCCACGCGGCCTCGAGGAACGGTGTCGAGCCGACGAGGTCGGTCGTCTCCGGGTAGATCTTGATGTCGAGCTCGTCGACCTGGGTGCCGATCACGACCTTGGTCTTCGAGCGTTCGAATTTTGGCCCCGCCGCGAACAGGTACCCATTGGCGACAATGGGCGTGGGCGCTGCCGAATAACGCAGGATAGTTGCGCCACCGACCAGCGTGAAGGTGTAAAGGTCGGCCATGATAAATTGTTCGCCGCTGTTAAGCAGGGCGATAAGGGCGGCCGAAGCAGGCTTCACGACCGCACCGAGATGAAGGTGAGCTTTTTCAGCTGCCACAGTCGAAACATAAAATTCTCGAAAGCGTAGCTGTCGTCGACGAACCGACACCGAAAGTAATAGCTGTAGTCGGCGGTGATAATCAGCCCGCTGCCCGGCGCTGTGCTGAATGTCACCAATCCGGTGCTCGGGTCTACGCTGTAGTTTCCCGGACTTTGCGTGATGCCATCGAGGTAGACCGCACTGACGACGTTAGGCGCTACGATTGGTTCCAGAAAACCGCCGCCGGGCAGCGTTGCGCCCATCGCCCGCTGCAATTGGAAGACGGTCGTACTGGCGTTGCCGACGCCGATCTGCTGCCCGGTGACCTGATCGTCGCTCGGGTCTCGAAACACGAACGTGCCGAAGGCGCCCTGGCAGAGCAGGAAGAACCCCATCAAGGTTCTCAGCTCGTCGTAGCCGGCTGCCGGGTTGTCACGCAATAGATCAAAGACCAGCGTAAACTGCCATAGCGGGTAGGGATAATCGAGCGCTCGCAATTCCCGCCCGGACACCGATCGTTGGATGCGGGTCTGAAAGGTCGGCGTCTTGGTGACGCTCCAGGCGAGACCGGGCAACGACGGGAAAACTCCTATGTCCGCCATCAGCTCGTCCGCAGCATCGATCCGTTGCGCGTTGCGTTGTTGATCGCCGCAACAAGCGCACTGCCGTTGCTGCGAAAAAACCGCGCCACGTCCTGGCTATCCATCGCTGAGACGCCAAAATTGACAACAACGGGGGCACCGCCGCCACTCGCATTGGCGCCGTTCGGCGTCGCAATCAAGTTCTGCAGACCTTGGGAGATATTCGCAGGCAGCACCATCTCATTGCTGTGCAGCTGAGCGAGCACCCCGGCCGGCCCCAGGCTCGGTACTGCCCACCCGCCCTGCGCGCTCGGCACGATGCCTCCATGCTCAAAGCCAAACAAAGTGCCGATCCCCTTGAACAGGCTGCCGAGGATACCCCCCGAGCCACCCAGGCTGGTGAGTCCTAGACCTTCAGCAAGGCCGCTGCCCGCCACTTCCTCGCCGGCGCTGGTGAGACCCCCCGAGAAGTCCTGATCTCCGCCGCCTCCGAGGATACTGGCGCCAAAGAAATTGCCGATTTGGCCGAAGACGCCCTTGACCGCCGAGTTGACGAATTCTGCGATAATCGACTGAGCAAGGTTCGCCAGCGCCTTCTGCACCGTCGTCGTGCCCAGGATGATGCCGGTGACTGAAGTATCGATCGCGCGTTCGACCGGCGCAACCAAATCGTCCCACGCTTTTTTGTTTGCTTCTGCCAGTTTGGTATCAAGCGCTTGGACCTCGCCGACATACTTCTCGTAGGCGAGCTCCTGTTCTTCGATTATTTTTTGCTGGGTCCGGACATCGTTCTCCGCCGCGTCGAGCTTCTTCTCGTAATATGCCTGGTCGTAGGACCATTTGAGGTCGAGAAGATCTTGCTCCTGCCGGACCTGCTCGGTAGCCGAAATTTGGCCGAGTGCGGCCTCGTCATCGATCGCCGCCTTGTAGTTGGCGAATTTCGTATCCGCGACCTTCTGATCGGCCTTGAGTTGGTCGAGCTGATCGCGTTCGGCTTGCACGGCAAGCTGTTTTTCCAACTCGTAAATGTTGCGTTCGACCGCCAAGCGGGCGTTCGATCCGGCTTCGGTCAGCGCCAGCTTGTCCTGCCAAAACGCCAGTTCTTCTGCCTTTGATTGACCAAAGAAATCTTGCTCGGCCAACAGCTGGTCCTGCAGTTCTGCGCGCCATGCTGACAGACTGTCGGAACCGGCCCCGCTGCGAGCGGGAGCGGTTGGGTTCGATCGCGCTACTACCTGGCCGGAATTGCGGCTGTCCGCGTCGCCACTATTTGGCGTTAGGCTATCGCCTATCTGGCCCGCGAGGTTCGCGGCCTTAGACTGGAGCGCGCCGATGCTCGATCCGACCTGCGCTGCAGCGGTGTTGATCTGCGATTGTGCCTGCTGAGCGGCGGCACCCAGCCCCGCGAACTGGGCCCGCATTGCATCCGTGGCCACCTGAACGGAATTTGATGCGGCCTCCATTCCGGATTGGAGATCGTCGGTTTGGACGCTGATGACGACGCTGGTTTCAATGTCGGCCATGATAGCCCCTCAGTGACCTGGGCACCCGACGGTGCTTAATTCTCGCCCTTGTGGCGCGCTGCGAGCTTCAGTCGCTACTTCTCTCTCGCCGCCGTAGCTCAGAGAAATCGAGCACCACCCCGGGGAGTCCGGCATGAACGTCGCGCGCCCCAAATCCGGGGCCGAGCTCGGCTAGGATCGTTGGGAGATCCGAGCTCAGCGCGCGGCCCGGCCCGGAACCGGCAGAGGGTATCGGCTCGCGCTGATGTTTACCGACGCCGAGATACGCCCCGACCAAGATGTGAACCGGCGGATGCTCGACCCAATATGCCATCAGCTCTTCGAAATCGAAGAGCGTCATCTCGTCGATTACGGGGTAGCTGTAGCCGCAGGCGGTAGCGAGGAGGCCATAGATATGTCCCCAGCCGTCGGCACCTCCCGGACCAAGTCCGATGGTAGTCCCGCGGTTGTCGAGCCTGCCCCCGGGCCGGCCCCGGGGGCCGACGCTTCCCCCAGGCGGTCATCGCGCAGCTTCAGCCCTGAGCCGGTAAGCACCGCATTCAGCACGGCGCTGGCATTGCCAAGATCGAGCAGGTTCTCGACCATGTCTGCCGTTGCATCGGGATAGTTGCGTTGCAATGCCGTGGCGACGATTTCGACGAGCACGCTGATCTGCGTCTCGCCCATTGATGCGCCGATCTCGGTCAATTGCCGCACCTTGGGCATCAGCCGGCGGAGCTGACCGAGAGTAAGCGGCGGAACCAACCAATCCCGCCCGCCCATCGCAATCGTCACCCCGGGAAGCATCACTCCACCGTACTTAGATAGCCGATCGTTCCGGAAGCATCGGCGAAAGCCGAGAAATCGAGCTCGTGAATCATCCAGTCGTCGACCTTGGTCGGCAGTGACAATTTGTCGGCCATGCAGGCGTTGAGACGCAAGGCAGTCCCACTACCGGCGTAGTTGGTATAGAACGTCGCCTTGAAGGTCGGCGTCGTCCCCATCACCTGGTTCGTGATCGTGAGCTTGCTGCCTGACGTCGTTAGGTTGTAAGTATAAGAGATCAAAACGGCAGCACTCGCATCGGCGGACGAAAAAGTATAGATGCCTGTAGCGAAGTTTACGGAGTACTGACCGGCGCCAGAAGGGGTCGCCACTCGATTGAAGCGCTTGCCGCTGACGGTGTAGACGACGCCAAGGTCGTCGTTGTAGTTGGTTGCGTTGCCGACGGTCACTGTGTAAGGTGTCACAGCCGGGATGCTGGCAGCCTCGAGCTGGGATACTGCAAATTGGCCGGTAGCCGGGGTAAGGCCAAAAAAGATGTCGGAATACAGCAATCCGAGGATCTGGGCGAACTTTGCCTTACCGGTGATCTTGCCCTGTCCGCGCGCTATCGCCACGGGGAACTGAAGCTGCCCGTACAGCGGCTTATCGGTCCAATCGAAATCAATCTGGATATCCTGGAGCACGCCGAACTGGCGCGGACCAATCCCGGACCCAGTCACGTCGGTGCGTTCGCCCCAGACCGCACCCGAGCCGAAGCTCAATTGCATGTCAGATACTCCCTTTCAAAAGCCGCTTAAGCATCTCCTTGGCGGCATGGGCGACATTCCAGGCCTGGGTATCGCGAGCGACTGCCGAGCCCGGGAAATGGTCCTGCCACCAACACTCGATCAGCTGGTCGATCGAAAGAACCCCGCCTCTCGCCGCGACAGGGCTTTGTTCGATCTCCTCTGGAAGAGGCGCGCTTCCTTCAGAATCTTCCACAGCCATCGGGATACTCCTACGAGCAGGGTTCAATACAGAGGCGAGAGAAACCACGATCTCGGGTGCTTCTCTCTGCCGTCACGAGGCGTCTTCGAGTCGCATGGTCAGACGCACAAGACCCCGACCGAGACGATCGCGTTCGCCTGATCGCCGAGCACGCCCTCGGCGGTTTCGACCTTGCCGGTGATGTAGGCGTGCTGCACGATCGCGGGCAATCCGAGGTTCTGAATGGCCGTCGCCGGCGACGGCGCGATGGCCTGTTCGACCGCATCGATCAGCGGGTTCGGATCGTGGCGCGAGCCGCAGACCAGCGGATCGTGCGCAACGACGGAGCCCGGGAAGGTGTCGCTGAACCATTGGTCGACAATCGCCACAGGATCGATTTTGGCGGGCTCTGATAGAGGTTCGTGATCGCCCACCCGGATCTGCGTCGGAACCAAGAGAGAGGTGCCTCCGTGCGTCCGCGGCGTGCTGCCGTAGCGCCTCGCCATAACTCATCAGGCATGGCCGGAAACCAGCCGCCGTCATCTGCCATGGTGATTTTCCTTGGTCTGGACCAAGCTATACGATCGGCATGACGAAGGGTGCGTCGATCTGGTTATGCGACGCGCCACTGAGGTCGACCACGTCACCGTTGGCATTGCCGCCAGAGCAGGCTTGGGAATATTTCACATAATCCGCCCCGCTGACGATCCGCACACCGTAATCGGCGTTCACGTACGTGATGGGGTGGAGGAACTCAACACCTGTGATCTGGCCGACGCACATTCCATCGCCCTTATTGTCAGAAAACCAGCAATTCGCGTAATGGTGCCGCGTGTTGTTGCCGTTCGTCGTACCAATGATTGCACCGCTCTGGACACCAGCGCCCTGATTACACCCATCGACCTGCATGCTGTCAACGAATACTTCGCGGACGGTTTGCCCGGCGCCGGGGTATGCGGCGTATCCGTAACCGACGAATGAAATGATATCTACATCTCGGATGTTTTCCCCGGAGCAATCCTGCAGAAATATCCCCGTCTGCCCAGTATTACTTCCACCCAGCGTGAGATCATAGAGATAGACGTCTTGTGCATAGCCGTCGACTAGGATCGCAACGGGACCGTTGGAATTAAACTCGCAATTCCTGAGGCGGGATATGAACTCGGCTGACCCGCCGGTGATCTGGACAATGGTGTTGAATGCGCCCCAGGTCACAACGTCGTCGACGCCGAAATCGTGAGTGTTAACGGCGTGGATAAGCGCACCACCCGTATGCGTGGATGATAACGAAATCTCCACACCGTACATACCAGCCCAGCCGAGATTTTCCTGCAGCGATCCAAATTGGAGTATGTCGCCGTCAATCGGCGCAGCAACATTTATCTGGGTCACATTCGACCCGTCCCCGATGATGCGTATCTGGCCGTTTATGATAATTGGCGATTTGAATATTAAGGGGCCGCTGCCAAGGGCGATCGAGCCCGCGCCGCCCGCAGAATTGACAGCGGCTTGTACGCATTGTGCATCATCGCCGCCCCCACGCAGGGGATTGCCAGCTGCGTCCTTGAAATCGGCAGCATTGATCATTTGACTTTCCTCGAGAAGAGTCGCGCCGCGGGGGGCCGCAGCTTTTTCAGTCGTGTAAAGGCGCGCAATCAGATGCAGAGAATCTCGATCGGGATTACGGCGACGGCCTGATCGCCCAGCACGCCCTCATCAGTCTCGACCTTGCCTTGGATGTAGGCGTGCTGCACCATCGTTGGCAAACCGAGGTTCTGAATGCCCGTCGCCGGCAACGGTGCGAGCGCCGCCTCGAGCGCGTCCAGCATTGGATTCAGAAGCATTGCCGGCGCCAAGTAGGGATCGCTCGAATGGACGTACACATAGAAATCCGCGTAGAGCGTCCAAGCGATCGGCGCGCCAAGCGCCTTGGTCACAGCGTGCCCGCCCTTTTCGCTCATGAACAGCGCGGGCTGCTCAGCCGGAGCCACGTCGGCCCAATGTCGCAGCCGCCGGTTCGCGCTGGCGAAGCTCGCAGCACCGGCCCCAAGCGCCCAGAGCGCGGCATAGATCGACTCACGGACGATCATCGGCCGCTCTCCGCCGCGAGAGACCCGTGTCCCACGCAATCATTGCGATACTGC